AATGTAATTACGTCGTCATGGCTTTCATTGTCGGCGTCCTCTTCTTAGCCGTCTCTGATTCCATCAGGGCGTAAATTATTATTAATTCTCCCTTCGCCTCCCCGAAGGTAAAATTAGTATGTAAAAGTTGATTGGGTGACGGTACCACTCTTTATACTTTCGAGTTTACCACCATTTGATGATATCAACTCCACGACGACGTCATATTTGTATGTTCGAGTACCCGATGTATCATTTGGTGAAATCGTGACGGTTTTGCCATCCGTTGTCACCACTGAACTCCATGGATAACTATTTGTACCACCAAAAATATTCTTTGTACCCACGGCGATTGGTACCGTGGAGAGTGACGCATCATCTGTACCACCTTGGATTTCGAGTATCAGCGTACTCGAATCTTTTACAGTAGATCCATCCGTTCTCCTTAATATGGCTATAATCTTTGCATAAAATGATGCTTGACCAAATGTAAATGTGAGTGTCTTGTTTTCAAACCCTGTGATTGTAATCGCATTTGAGTACTTTTTACACGCCACTTGATCGGAATTTGTAATGACACCACCATTCACATGAAGTGCTGTTTCGGGCGCAGAACCATTAAGATTAATACCCACGGTTGCGCCAAGGTTGACGGAACCACCGAACGCAATATCACCCGTCACATCAAGGTCACCACTGACAAAGGTTGAAGTTGAGTCTGGAACTATGTACACGTTACCGGTTGTATCTGAGAAAATGTTGGATGTTCCACCCGCTGTTTTGAGTTCCAGAATGGCGTTACCTGTTGAATGTTCAATGCGCGAAGTCCCGTTGTATACATGAAGCTTGGACGCTGGTGTAGAAATACCTATACCAACATTACTCGATTCCGCAACATATAGGGTGTCTGTGAGCACAGAGGCGTTCGCCGCACCAAAAGTGAGCCCAGCTTTACCTGTGCCTTTGTTTCGATATCCCTTTACGTAACCACCAAATCCATCATCCGTGTAAATGAGCATACCCGTCTTCTTTAGGCTTGTAGAGATCGCCGAGTTTGGACTTTCCAACTTGAGGAGATTTACATCTGATGTTAGAGCTGAATATATGTGAACATTTGTATCTGGATCTGTACCAAATCCAATGAGACCATTCTCTGTAAAACGAGCGTATTCCGTATCATCACTTCTAAAGGATAGCCGACGATTACTGATACTATCTATCACGTTCACCGATGGTGAGCCCGCAGTTGTGTATAAATCCATACCCGCGAGGGAAAACTTCTGACCAGCCGCAAACTGGAAACCACCATCGACATACAACCTTGTCGCGGCATTCAATCCCAAGCTATCTTCATCTGCCGCGGTTTTGGTACCTATGAAAACACGACCAGATGGTGTGATTGACATGGCAGTTAGGGCGGGTGAGTTACCCTCTATTATCTGTTCAATTTGACTTGGTGTAAGTTCAGATGCGGTAGAGTAGACTTGGAACAAGTGTTCACCCGCAACACTACGTATTTTATCTGGACCAGCTGTATCGAGAGAGTTATTACCCTTGAATATGAGAAGTTCTGAAATACCATCTTCGGCGTCGTACAGGCGTTCTTTCATAAAAGTATTACCATATTCATCATTTGCCACACCACTAAAGTAGAGTTCATTTCCAATCACAACACTCCCATTTACCTCAAGCTTTTCACGCGGGGTATCTGTACCAATACCAATATTCTTCGATGAACCATGTATGAAGAGAGCTGTATCGGCAACATTTGAGACCGCAAACACATTGTTTGTAATTCTAAAGTCGCGACGATCATTTCGATTGTCTGTACCAACCGACCAACCCTCATAACTTCCATTATTGTCAATCATATATGTCGCAAATGGGTCACCAGCATCTTCTCGTACACGCGTGGTTATGATGGCGTCTTGATTCGCATCGGCATCTGTAAGATTTGATACGAGTATACCATTTGTAATCGGGTTTCGCGCCCCACTGACGTTTACCATGAACTTTCCTTCGGGTGTGTGTGTACCCACGCCAACACGACCATCACTTCGCAATGTCATGATGTTTACATCGGTCGCCGCATAACTTCCATGTGCGAGATCTATATCAAGGCGTGTTCTCGCAGTTGATGTCACATCCTCGAACTTTGCCAATTTAAAGGTAGATCGTACACCATGGTTTGTTGTGGCAGTTGTTTTGCCTTCTCGAGCCAATCGCAGAACTTCTCTTGGGTTATTAGTTGACGTGATTGGTGTTGTATTTGTCACAGTTAGAGGCACCCCAGACAAGTGTGTAAATCCACCATCTTGTGACACATTACTATTTATGAACACTTCACCACCAGACGTCTGGAATTTAGATTGTGGTAGCGTCGTGCCCACACCAACCCGTCCAGATTCAAGGATTGAGAATTTGGGGGTACCCATTGTAGTCGTTTGGCTGACCCTAAAATTGATGCCCTTATTTGTACCTGATTGTGCTTCTATGTACTGTACACCCTCATTTGGATCTGTATAGATACGCATAGATGTGTTACTCGCACTACCCCACACATTACCAAATATGGCCGCATTACTTCCATTAATCTTGAGATTACCACCGAGGGTCAAACGCTCTGTCGCATTTGTGGTGCCCACACCAACTTTACCATCCGAGGCTATGCGCACTCTCTCGGTATTTTTTGTTTTGAAACGTATATTTTGGTGGCTAGAACTCTCTTTCGCACCATAGACTTCTACGGCACTTATATTTGATGTGGTTGGTCCAGCCTTTAACACGAGCGCATTTGATGTCGAGTCTGGACCAGCATTATCTGCGTGTACATTCACATTTGATGATGATGAAATACCGGAATCCCCCTCAACATCAATAAAATCTTGTACTCGGATGGTGTCCGTTATGAGTCTCGATGTCACTGTATTACCCACAACTGTGAGAACATTCGCGGCAACCACATTGACGACCACATTTGATCCAATTGAGAGTGTATCTTGTGGATTTGTATTCGCTATACCAGCATTGAAACTCCCTTCACCTGTGGTCCGAATACCTCTAGTTTGGATGTTACCCTCCACACTGATAATAGAGGCTTCTGGATTTTCAACACCCAATGGATTTACCGTTACCGCTGTGCCTATAGTGAGACCGCCCATACCAAGGCGCATACCGTAGAGGTATGAGTAGCCATTAGACCACAGGAGATTGGCTTGTGTACCCGCCGCGCTATCATCAACGTGTAAGTTTGACCCCACAGACAAGTTATACGTGGGTGACGTATTTGCTGCGCCGATGTTGTGTGATGTAAAAACATTACCATACACATGGAGATTCATGGTGTTTGAGGTATCAACCGTAAATGATTGTGTTGTTGGTTCACCAAAGGTTCTGCCGAGTACAAACTGATTTTGATTATGAATGTACCCAGCGATGATGTTTGATCTCGAGGGTTCGTCAACCATAAGAATACCCGTATCATATGATCCATCATTCCCCGTACCCATCTGGATGACGGCGTTTGACACGACGAGGTTTTCTACACTCGTGTAGGTGGCCGATTCTGTAACCGAGAGATTACCAAAAACATTCATGCCACCATACACTTTGAGGAAACCATTCTCAACAATGACGTTACCATTTGTGAAGAGAGCCACATTTGATCCATCGTCCACACTCTCATTACCAACACTGAGATACTTTCCAACTTGAACATTTGTCGAATATGTGTTACCCGATATACTCAAAATGTTTGAACCGATGCTGTTCGCCACAAGCTTAGTTCCGCCAACCCTAAAGACGTTTGATGTCGCGATGTTTGACGAAAATGTGTTTCCATACACAATAAATAGGTTTTCTGCACCATCATTCGTATCAACAATCACTTTGTCCACACCAGACTTTAAAATTTCCAAGGTTCTCGTTGGGTTCGTTGTTCCAAAGCCCACTTTGTCATTTATGAAAATACGTTCGGTTCTGATACTTTTGTTGACATCTAAAATTATTTCTTGACCATTGCGAACAAATAAGTCGGTACCGACCGAAATGTTTGCGGTTGGATTTGTGTTTGCAATACCAATGCGTTTAATAAGAAGTTCATCCGCATCGACTTCACTGGTGATGATACTTCTTACTGTCGTAAGAACGTCCTGTTCCAATGGGTCCGCGTCCAGGGATGACACATAAATCTGGTCGAAGCGTGCTGTCCTTCCCATTTATATTAGTTACCGAATAAAATTCCAGCCAAACCACCCTTAATCCTGAGTACATTATAGTTTACAGCGTGGACAAAAAGTGGTTGGTTTGTTGGTCGAATCGAACCCTTCTCAACTCCGCGAAGAATGAGTTTTGCGTTATCAAGTCGACTAAAATTACATGTACCAGTTGGATTATAGTTTGTCGCGTCGAGACAGAAGTGATACGCAAAGTATCTCGTATCATACGCAACATCTGTTTCGTGAACATATGTATCAGAAGATCCAAATTTACTTTTGTAGTAAATCTGACACATGTGGTAGTACAACGGGGACATATTTTCAAGAAGGGGTGTTCCGTTGAGATATATATCACCACTCAAAAATGTAAAACGATCATTTGCAAAATCCTGTGATGATGTTCCGTAACCAAAATAAAGAGACTTTATTGGATGATTAAAGACTGAAATATCTAGGTCATTATACCCACCCGATTGAATCTTGTTATCGGTTACGTACGTCATTGGATATTCAACCCGTTGTACCTGTGTCACAACAAAATCCAATTGCCTCTTCACGAGGGATTCTCTCTCTTCTTTGTCCAGGTATATATAGTTTCCATACACCTTTATTAATTTATCTTGTTCTAGTGCATTTTCAAATTGTGTGTCATCAAATGTTATTTTTATTTCAACTTGATGATGCTGTAGAGCTACGAGTGGCAAGAATGCACCGTTGTCACAAAAAAAGAAGTGGAACGGTAAAAAGGAGGGCGCACCAGCTGGGTGCATCTTGTTCGTGTAAACTGTGTTTTTAAATTGCGTCTCCGCACAGTACACTGGCCAGATTTCACTGAAATAATCGTAGTGTTGTGAGTCAACCTTTTGACCTCCTATATAAAGATCAACCGTGGAGTTGTAAAATAGATTTGATGCCACCGTGTTACCTTCACACCAAAGACCGTTAATGAGATCACCCAAAACTGGAATTGTTATGTGTGGATCCTTGTCACTAATTGTCTTAATCAGTTTGGGGGCTTGGGAAAAATTCGTATGTCTCGTAAACTTCATACGGAAGAATGAGTGACCCTCTTCACTGTTTATATACATATCTTGAGCACCCTTTGAGACGAGTTGAATCAATGCACCAGACATTTAATTATTGTTTAGATTATAAAAACAGACACTTTCCCTGAGGGAAGTCCTTCTTCTCTTCCTCAGCAACTTTGCCGTGTATCTTGAAACCACCCTGGCGGTACACTCGCATTCGCTTATAGTACATCGCCGTAAAGAGTGACCATGGATCATGGATATCATAGATGTGTGGGTTGTTCTTCTTTCCCTTCGTCTCTCGCATAATGCGACCGATGCTTTGGGTTATATCAGACTTGGGTGACGCCAGTATCACTGTATCAAGGGTTGGAATGTCAAGGCCTTCGTGGGCTTGACTGAATGTTGCGAAGATGATCTTCTTTTTGGAGGAAGCTTGGAGATCCGCCTCCTTCATACCACCCATGTAGAGACCCGAGTTTTTGGGGAAACATTGGTGGAGCATCTCACAATGCCAACGTCTGTCACTGAGAACGAGGAGTTGTCTCGTCCCCGCCGAAGCCTTTTTAATGAGCTCCACAAGCATGTGATTTCTCTTTCGGTCCTCCACAACTTCTGTAATCATATTGGGCATGGAGACTTTTCCATTTCTCATGGAGGGTGGTGGATTTCTGTAATTGAAACA